AGAGGATAGGTTCTATTAGTACAGGAGCATTAAATCCCGGTACTGTAATTAAAATTTCAGGACAATCAACAGGTATCAATGAAGAGTATTGACTAGTGTCTAAAATTGACAGAACATCACAGTTTGCCGTCTTGGGAATTTCTAAACTTAAGATATGTTTATCAGCCATGGAATATGGGTTATATTATATTACAATTATAATATACAAAAAAAACTAGGTATAAAAAAGAAAAGGTGGACAAAATCCACCTCTTCTATAATTTATGATATTTAAGAATTATTACTTTTCTTGTTCCTTTTCACCTTGGCATAGGAATCTTTCAATTTCTATACCTGTACCCATTTCATTTAATAGATCTCCTAGTTTTGAAAATGAATCATTCATAAAGTCATCTCCATCACTTCCTTGCTCAACAAAGAAATTGTATATGTACTGATCATTATCAAATACTCCTGTTGGGTTATTAAACCTTGGAACAGAATGTTGAAGAGTATATACTTTGTATAAAGAACTTCTATCAACTGCATTAATAATATCAGAGCTATGCTCAATTTCTCTCATTCTAGAAGAATCTTTAGCACCTTGACTTAATGGATTTTGTCCATATCTTTCAGTCATTATTAATTCTCTAAGAACTGTTTCTCCTGATGTAGTAGCCATTCTTCCTGGTGTTCCAACAAAAACTCCACAGTCGTTACATGGATCTCCTGTTTCATCAAGAACTGACATTATAATACTGATTGGTTCTAATTCATAATGATCTCTAGTATCAAAAGAACAGTTACCAAATTTAGTATCTACATATCCACTTACTACTTTTAATGTAGCAGTCATGTTAACATCAGTTTCTGGAGAATCAGTAGGAGTGTAAGTTCCATCTAATACTTCAGCAATTGTAAATACTGTACCACCTGGGTTAGCTGTTGTAACAACAACAATTCCACCATTTGGATCTTCTTTTACAAAAGGAGAAATTAATGGATCTCTAAGTAGCATATCAGCAGCCTTAGCTAATGCAACAGCTGGATCTAAATATTCTTGTTCTGATCCTGGAGTTCCATCACCTGGGCTACAACATAAAGAAGGAACATCTCCTGCAGCAGCATCACCTGAGCTATCACCGATTGCATAAGCATTATGATTTAAAAATCTTAAAGCTGGAGATCCTTTGATATCCATTCTTAAGAATAAATTTTCACCACATGGTGCACATTTGTGACCTACAGTAATTTGTGCACTTGGTAAAGCACCTTCATCTATTTCTGTAATTCTTAAACCAGTAACGTATCTTGCATTGATACCTTTAGTTTTAGCTGTTTCAGTATAACCACCATGACCTGGGTTATTACCAATTTTATCTTTTGTAGATGTTAAAATGGTAGCACCTGGTTCAAGGTGTAAAGAACCTACAGCAAAATAACCTGGCCCTCTGTCTCTAAAAGACGCTGGGACATCATTTGCTATCCAGTTTTTTTCGTAAACTCCAACTTGTCCAGCTGTTAATTGTTCAGTTGCGGTTTCTTCAGATCCTTTTAATACAAGGAAACTTTTTTTAAACGCATGATTAAAATATGACATAATAATTTGTTTTTTTTGTTAATAAATAAAAATTGTACTATTCATTTGTATAATACATATATAATATACAAATATTTTTAATATATACAAACATTAATTTGATCTTTCTGCAGCTTGCTGATCTCTTTGAGATTGACTAAATTCACTATAGTCACCTGCAAGTATAGCTGCTGTTTCATCAATTATCAATTCTACAACATCATCCTTAAAATCAGATTCAACATCTACCGGAGGAATTATACCTGTATAAGGATTAGCAATTCCAGCAAATTCTATATAAGTTGGTCTTTTATAGTATGTTAAAATTGGTTTTACAATTGTAAAATCTTTGTTTTTGTATATTCTAATTTTGTTATCTAATATTGTACAAAAAGTTTCAGCCCAAGTAAAATCAGGTCTTTTAAGAGGATCTCTCATAATAAGATTAACGTTTGCTTCTTCTGATAAGTATACTGTCATAACTCTAGGTTCTGGACAGCATTCATCTTTTGCATGTGCTGTTACTCTTTTAAATTCAAGATATTCATCAACTGGAAAATTTGTGGTCTCAAAATAATCATCTTCTTGAATACCGTTTAATTCTAATTCTCTAAGAAGCGTTTGCATATCATCAATTCTTCTTTTAGAATATTCATCACCTTCCTTATAGATATTTCCTCCATGAAGCTGCCTTCTTGACCATTCAACTTGAGCTTTATTGAAAGCTTCAACTATTTGCCAAGTTTCAATATTATCATAGTCATTACTAGCTAACTTATTTAATCTTTGTTTTACTTTTAATTGTACAGTTTGATTATTCATATCTTATGACCAGTATGGTTCAACTTTTTTCATTATTGAATTTAAAGTTTCTTCATGTTCTGGGTTTTTTAAAAATGTTAAAACTTCCGCTGGTCTTTTTCCTAATTTTATTGCACTATCAAGTGTTTCAATCCATCCACTTTGTTTTGGTGTAATAAATCTATAAAACATTGCATCTTTTATAAGGGCTCTTATTTTTAAATCTTCCATGTCTGATTTACAGGCTTCTAAAAAAGATTCTGCACATCTCTTTTTATTTGATTCACCACCTTCACCGTTTATAAATAAATCCATATTTTCATATAAAACATCTACCGGAGTACCTTTAGTGTATTGTGTGCTATCAATATCAACAACTTTAGCAACATAAAATAATTTATTATTATTTTTTTCATATAAATTTTCAAGTTTAGATAATGCTTTATTTCTTAACTTTTTATATTCAGTTCTTGTTGATACTGTTTCTTCTAATTGATCAAGATAAAACTTCTGTGGATTTGGACTTTTTTGTAAATCTTTAAATGATTTTGCAACAATTGAAAAACCACCTGCTTTTATTGCATAAAGTTTAATTAAATCATAAGGATCTTTAACAGGATCTAAAAATACAGGTTCATTACCACATCTAATACTAATCTTAGACCAAAACTTATGATTATCAGGTTTTAATAATGTAAGCTTATTCCAAAATTCTTTATCTTCAGGATCAACTATATTAGCTGCTAATTCTGCTTCTAATTGTGAAACAGCTTTTCTAATTGCTTTTATAGCTATTTCTTTTTCACCTGGAGGTAGTAATTTAATTTCAGGAGCAAATTCATTTAGACCAGTTACGTATCTTTTTACTCCATTCATTTCTAAACATGCTAAATTCTCTTCATGCCATACTCCATCATGCAAAGCCATTCCATAATTTTCTAATCCCATATTTTGTTTATCAGAATTAAAATAAGGACGTATTGCTAAGGTACTGTCTTTTCCTTGCTGGTATTTTTCTACTATTGTGTAATCTTCTATTGTGCTTTTCATTTTTATTTGGTTTTTAAATTATTAATTTAACTCAAAAGTACATAATTATGTACATTTATTATATTAATATTTCTATTAGTAAGTTTTACCTTACTAATAAGTTATTTGAGTTAACTATTTGGGTTCCTCTGAATTTTCTTGCATAACTTGATCAAAAGTAACATATGTTTGAAAAATAGTAGACATAGCTGCTTCAAGTGCCGCTTCATTCAATCCTATTTTGTTATAATAGACCGCTGAATAATTTACAACACAGTCTCTAATATCGGCTGCTTTACTTTCTAATTCTTCAGCAGCAACTTTAAGTTGACTAACCGCATCTTGTCTTGATTGAATTCTATTATCAAGAGAATCTAACTGCTGCTGTAACTCAGCAGATCTAGCTTCATAAACTTCAAGTAATTTATTTAGAGCATCTATCTCAAGTTGCAAACTTGCTAGTTCTCGTTGATATTCATCTATACTTGCTTGTACACTCGCAATGTCATTTCTTAAACCTTCAGCTTCTTTAATTGCTTGTTGACAGTCTTCATTTGGTTCAGCTTGTTCTGCACAACCAAGTTTTTCTTGTAAAGATTTGTTTTCATCTAAAGCTTTATTCAGACTAACTAATTCTTCAGAGGCAGTTTGCAAACTTTCTGATACAGATTGATAATCACTCTCTTTATCTTTCAATTCTGACTTTGTATCGGCTACCTGATTCACACTTTGTTTATAATCATCAGTTACACTATCCCTTTCTTTTTCAAGAGGAGGTAGTGAATTTTCTAAACTTTTCTGTTCAACTTTAGCGTCAGAAGATTGAACCAACGCTAGACCAAACGCATATAGCTCTGGTCCTATTGTAACTTCATGATTTGAGCTAATAATTAAAGCAGGTCCTTCAAAACCTTCAGTACCACATAAGTCAGCATTTGGAGATCTTAAAGTTTCTAAGCACTCATTTTCTTCACTGCAAAATACAGGAATACCAATGACATACTTAAAACCAACGCTTGCACCATGTGCTATTGCTTGATCTACTGAAACGTAAGTTGGAACATTCATTGCTCCACCACCAACGTTATTCACATTTATTAAATTTGCAGGTGCATATTGACCTTTCGGTTTATTACTGAAAGTTCCTATTCCTGGATTTCCTTGATTTATGGCTTTTTTTCCTGTTAGATATTTATAAGCCGGTCCTCTGTTATATTTTGGATTTTTTGGCATAGTTTCTAAGTTTTAAATATTAATAAAAAAAAGGGGAGAAGTTAATCTCCCCCTAATTAAGATTTGTTAGAATGATCCTCCAGTAACTGGATTTCTCATTACAATTTTTAAAACCTTAGTTGGATCTTTCACCCATATAGCAGGCATGGTTTGTGTCATCATAACACGGTATCCATTAAAGTTGCCTGATGATGCAAATCCTTGAGTTCTTCCCATGTAGTCCATAGTACCATTTTGGTAGAACCATTTCAATGCATTATCCCATGATAACTTCAATAAGAAAATGTTGTCATTTCCTTCATCGGTTACATCAAAAATGATAAAGCTAAATGAGCTTAATGGTCTTCCATCAATTAATGGATTCTCAATATCATTTGTATGTAAGTTATCAAAAGCAGGGTTAAGTACAAACTTAACGTTAGCTAAGAAAGGAATAGTAAAGCTAGTATAAGCAAAACCAAAGTCTAAGTCCATTCCTTGCCCAGTAACTGCACCAATGTCAGTTGCATTCTGAGTTAAACCTGAACCGTATACTTCATTAGCAATAGCTTTATTAATCATTTGCATACCACCAATACCTGTTTGAACAACAAGTTTTCTCTGTGGGTCTGGACCTTTAAATTCAACTTTACCTTGGTAAAAGTTATAAAGTTCAGACTTAAACATATCAAGAGAAAAAGATGATTTGTTATATACTCTTTTAAATGAGTTATCAAGCTGTGACCAAAGACCAACAGATAATCTGATATCATCTGGACCATCTTGCTTAATTCTACCACCTTTACCCCACATAAGGTAAGTCTCAATATCATTTGCAATTTTAGATAAATGAGCTGCTTCCATGTTTGTTAAGAATGTACGTGTTAACGTTCCATTTTCAAACGCATCTCTAGCACCTGATTTACCCATGCTTCCTACTAAATCTTCAATTGAAGATACAGAAGGATTATTAGGATCTTGGTCAAAATTTCTCCAGATCTCTGTTACAGGAACAGTACCATCTGCATTCATTCCACCTTTAATCATTAGATCAGCTCTAGAAGAAATTGAATAATGTACGTGAGCTTCAGCACCACCAACATAGTTATAGAATTCTCTGAATCCAGAACCTGTTTCAATGTCACTAAATCTTTCACCATACTCACCTCTTGCAGAACCTTTTCTAAAGTATTTAGTTCCTTCTTTTAAGTATAAAGATGCATCTAAAGTAGCTGCACTATTATTGTTTACTAACTGTACAGTATATACCCATCCGTCACCAGCTTGGATAATATCATCAGCAGTAATATACAATTCTAATCCATTGTATTTGTCATAGGTGATAATATCACCATGACCAAATGCTCTTTTAGATAATTTAATTTTAAATGTTGTACCATCTATACCAAGATTTTCTGATCCTTCAATGTTACAAACTACGAATGGTAAATCTTGAGCAACAGGTGTCTGCCATTTGTATTCACCTCTTGCATTATCTACCAAAATTGTATTCTTTCCACCAAATGAAGCCATTTGATATAGAGGCATTTCAACTTTTTGAGTCATTGCCCATAAATCAACAGGTCCCATGTCCATAGGCTCGGCAGAACCAAGCATATTAGTCAAGTGATAAGAATCAACATGAGAACTAGCTTTGTAACTAGTGTCTCTTAGGAATATTCCATTATTTAAAACTGGAGTTGCCATAATTGATTGTTTTTAGTTATTAATTGTTTATTTGTTGTTTATATTTAATTGTTAATTAAATGCGTTTAAATATGTTTGTTGCTCTTGGTATCTTTCTTTTAGATGACTTAGAATTTTTTTCTTCTTGTTGAACACCTAAAGAATTTCCACCAGTATTTGACTGTTCTGTTTTTAGTTTACGTACAGTTTTTTCTACAGCTCCTTGTGCACCTTTTTCCATAACCTTTGCCTTATATCCATTAGGATCAGACAATAACCATAGTGCTTCTGATATCAATGTGTAATTTGGTTCTACAAATTGATATTTTTCTAACAGGTGACCTAATAAGTTAGTGTTTTTTCCACTTACTGATGGATATGATGGTTGAACTAAACCGTTATATAACATAGACTGTGTTTTTTTATCTAGTTTAATTTCACCTAATGTTCCTTCTTTTAAAGTTTCATAAACACTATGCATGTATTGTTTAGATGCGTTTTCTTGTTGTGCTTTTCTCATTTCTTGTTCTTGCAATTTTCTAGCAACAACCTTTTCTTGCATCTTATCTAACTTAGGTTTAAACTTTGAAGCTTGTTTTTCAAGATTTCCTAAATCAGCCCAAACTTCAATTTCTTCTCTAATTTCTTCATCATTCCCAAAGCCTGTAGCTTTTAGATATTCTGTAATAATTTTTACTTGATCTCTTTCACTTTTAACATCTAATGCTCTGCTTTCTTCAACACTTGCTAAAGTTGCAAATAGACCTTTCATATCCTGACCTCCATCAGCAACATATCTTGCTGCTATCTGTAATTCAGTTGGTAAACTTTCAAAGAACTGTCTTGGAGTTTCATTTCTAACTTGATTTGCTTTTTCTTCCAGGTTAGCTTCTATCAACTCCTCAAAATCTTTTGCTGAGTATTCTTCAAGAGGTTTGTCATCATCAAAAGGAACAATTTTATCCTCTTTTATTAATTTAGAAAAAACATCAGATATTCCACTAATTGTTTTTCTACCTCTTTTAGGTTTATCCTCTTTTTCTTCTTTAGGCTCCTCATTTAATGCTTCAAATACTTCATTTACTGCTTCAGCAGTTTCAGTTTTTGATTCTTTTACATCTTCAGCAGCTTCTGTAACATCTGTAACTTCTTCAGATACTACTTTAGTTTCTTCTTTGGTTTCTTCTGTAGTAGGTTCAGTAAATGAAAAATCTACTTTATCCTGTCTGGTAAACATATTTGGTTTTTTTTCAGATTCATCTGGTACCGTTATGCTACTAGCATCTGCTCCAAATATCTCATCAATATCAATGTTTACTGTTTCTACTTTTGTATCCACGGTTGCGTTTTCTGTACTCATAATATTTAGTTGGTTTTATTATTAAACAATGTTTACATATACAATATAAAAAATCTTTTCTAAATTAAACTTATTTAATTTTAATTAAAAAATCTTTTTGTGCAGTATATAGCTATAATTCTAAAGGGTTATTTCTTTTTGTCTTTTTTATCCTTTGGAACATCATATTTATTTTTATTTTCTCTTGCTATTTCTAAGTTTTTATTAGCTACATCTCTTTGTGCTAAAATCTTTTCTCTTTCAATTTGCATTTTATCTTTATCTAAAGAACTTTTTATAGCAAACTGATCTCTTTTCATATTCATTTGATCTTGATACTGTTCACTTTTTTGAATTTTTTCAAGACTATCCATATAATCAGACTGTTTATTTTCATTAATATCTTGCATTGCTCCATATCCAGCAGATCTAATTTCTGCAACAGTTATTTTATTTTGTCTTTCTTTATCAGCTTCCTGTTGTTGCATTTGAAGTTTCATTTGCTCTTCTTGCTGTTTAGCTTGAATTTGCTGTTGTTGCATTTGCTCTTGTTGTTGCATTTGCTGCTGCCTTTGCATTTCTTGCTTCATTTCAGCATCTTTAAGAATATCACTAACTTCAGCTATTGACTCTGCTTTTATAATATTACCTAGATCATAAATACTAGCACCTGTTGTATTATTTGTAAGTGCCATTTGTTTTAATTGATCTAAAATAGCTCTATGATTTGTTCTAGTTGTTGCAAATACATTAAAATCTCTAAGTAGTAAGTCTGTACCATTTATAGTAAAGTTTACTTTTTCAGCTTCAGAAGATATATATTGTAATCTTACACTTGGATTAGTGCTATAATAAAATTGTGCTAGATCTGTTCTCATCTGGTGAACTCTAGGCATTAGATTATCTGAGTGATTATTAAAATAAGTCTCTGTTTGTGCATATGATTGATTCATTGCTTGAACAACTCCTGTAGCCGTTTGCTGTGCTACAGGTGCTCCAAGTCTTTGTGGATTTACACCTATTGCATCAAAAGCTTGTTGTTTAAAGTAATTAGCAAGTTGTATTCTTGACATTAATCTACCACTCTGCTCCATATTAAGAGTTTGATAGTGATTAAAATTAGTAGCGTTTTCTGTATTGGTAATAGAAGTATCTAAAGGTAGCATTTGGAAGTCTTTCATTGCTACATAAGCTTTAGCATAATTTGATTTACCCCAATCTTCACCCATTGAATGACGTGGTAAAGCATTTTGATCAAACATGATTACTGTACCTAATTCATCAACTAATATGTCAGCTATTTGATTATTTACCATATTGTATCCAACTTGATAAGCTTTCATTAAATCAACTAATGATGTTGATTTAGTATTTCTATCTGAAAACACTCTACCTTCTACAGGTAATTTGCAACCGTATAAGTTATTATCTCCTTTAAATTGGAAAGGAACTCTTCCTGGTACTGTTCTATTAATTCCTACATATATAGGATTTACATTGTCTCCTACATTTGTTCTCCAAAACCCAGGTAAATTTGGACCAATCTTTACACCACCCCACACTTCATTTATCCAAATCCAATCAATATGTTCTCCTTGTAATAAATTTTCCTTCTTTTTATTTTTAAATATTGATGTGTCATAAACAGGCTTTTCTGTCACCTTATAAGTTTCATCTATAATTTCTTGTATGATTTCTCCATCTTCTTTAATTCTTGTAAGATGTCCTACTTTTCTTTGAGTTTTCCAATATACTGTTGTAACTCTCATTAGTTCTCCATCACCCCATGTTCCAACATCTTGACCTTCATCTAATATTTGATTTAGTATATCACCACCTCTTGCTGGATCATTTGACCAATTACTTACATATTGTCTATAAGGTAATCCAGGCATATTAGTATTCCATTCATGAGATTTAGAAGGATCATAATATGTACCATCATTTTGATATCCATTTACTTGATACATTGCTGATTTAGCAGGATAAATCTTCTGTAAAGACTTTAATTGCTTTTCATCCATTAAGTATCCATATTTATCTATGACATCCGCTACAGTCATTAAATCAACTTTACCTACATAGTTACCATCAGCAATATATCTTACATCTGGTGATTTTTGATAAAATGTTAATACAGGATTCCATAATTCAATATCATAGTCATCTTCCATCATTTTAAAATGCCAAAACTCTCTATCAGTAATAAGCATATCACGGAATGCTCTTTCTTCAAGTTCATGCATTTTGAATCTTTCTTCATCAACATTTAATTGATGAGACGCCCACTCTTCAACCATACTTCTATAGTCTTTACTAAAAAAGTCTTCTATTTCTGGTAATGATTTAATTTTATCAGGGCTAAGTTCTTGTTGTGCTTGCTCAGATTCTAAAGAAACACCCATCTGAAGCATTTTAGCAACAATCTTTGCTGATGCATCTGCCAATAAATTTTCTTCAACCATGGCTCTTTTCTGCTCTAGCATTTCATTATATGATAAATCATCAACAGCTCTAAACTGAACTTTTGTAAATCTTTTAGAAAATTCACCACATAATACATTTACAACGTTAGGTATAATAGGATAGAATTTTAATTCTAATGCTGATTCATCTTCTTTAGTAAGCACATCCATTAAATTGGACATTTCATTTGCTTCATCAATTATATAATCTGATTTATCAATTATACCTTTTGCTAATTTGTAATTTTTTAAAAGTTTTCTGGCATTAAGTTTTAAAAACTCCATTCCTTGTAGTTCAAGCCAATCTATATTCCAAGCTGCCCAATCTGCATTTTTCTTCTTACTAGGTAAAAACTGTATGGGTTGTGTTAAGCTTGATGTAGTAGGGTAACCTTTCTCTGCTTTAGCACCACCTTTTAATTGCATTGCGTTTAATACTTTCATAATTATCTTAAGTTTTTAAATCCAGATCTTTTAACTTTTTTGTGCGTACTTGTTTTACGTCCAAGGTTTTTAAAGGGACTATATTTTAATTTATACAAATTTTGTGAATTTTCCAAAGAAATCTTAGTATCAGATTCTTTTCTTTTACTATATCCTCTATTTGCTTGTTGAATCTTTGAAAATGCAACTAATGCAGAAAATGCAACCAATCTATCTACATTGACTCCAGGTTGATAAGCTAACATTTCTTTTAGTAACATTGGATCCGGTATTCTATCAATACCTAATACTTTTTCTACGGTATCTCCATTATCATCCATTTTCTCATCAATCTCTTCTCTTAAAAATTCAATAGCATATGATATTAAATGACTCTTAAATAAAGTTCCTGTATTTTTCCAACCATATTCTTGAAACACATTAGAGTTAGATCCTAAATCTTTTAAAAATACCATTTGCTGTCTAGGAACTAAATACTTTTGTTTCTTTTTTGATATCATATAGTTTATAAAATGAGATATATTATTTTCCACAACGGTCCATGCGTTATACCATTCTATAATTTTTTCTAATTGCTCATGTGTCTTGTTGATATCATCATATCTACCACACCATGCAGCAACAATTTTATCTTTCTCTACAAATGTTTCTATTTCCCCATAACTTTCTTTAGTTACTTCAACTGGATTTTTATATACAAAAATACTACATAATGAATCAGATGTTGTAGTCT